ACAAAGATGTAGTATTTCTCTATAAAACATATCTTTACCCTGTTTGTTTACATCTTCTACTAAATGCTTATTTGAACCCCAGTAATCTTTCCAGTCTGATTCAACCTTTAATCTTTTACGTCTTTTACGAGTCTTAGTTATGGGTAATGTTTTTGCTTTCCAAAAGAATTTTTTACCAACATATTTTTTATTTGTTGCTCTATTTGTTATACAATACACAAATCCGTAAATATCATCTGGCGTAAAATCTTTAGGTGGTTCGTAAGGACGACCTTCATACATCCAAGGGCTATTCATTATCATAGTAATTAAAATCTAATTCATCTTTATCTTCATCTGTCGGTTCACCGCAATGAGGACAAAAATTAATCTTAACATCTCTCTCGTCAGGTTTAATTACTATGCGATTATAGCAATGTTCACATTCTAAAATCATTTACCATCCGCCCAAGCTTTTAGTTCTGTATAACCACCAATACTATTTCCATCAATTGTAACTTGAGGGAATGTTCTTGCGCCTGGGAATTTCTCAAATAGTTCTTCTCTTGTAAAATCTCTATCTAATTTTTTGTATTCATATTTGTGTTCAGTCTCTTGTATGAATTGTTGTGCAAGTTTGACTGCCATATCACAATATGGGCAATTGTCTTTTCCATATATTTCTATAATCATTCCATTGTCTCCTCTATAAATTTACTTATAGTATCTATTTGATCGTCAGATAGCATACCAGCTTGAGCCCACATAGTTGAACTCATTGATCCCACGTTTTCACGATTCTTGTATTGATATAGTCGTTGACTAATATAGTCCGCCGACTGACCAGATAATTTGGGAAATATCCCCATACCTTGTCCATCTTGCCCATGACATGCGGCACAACCGGACCAAAGTCCTTTAATGGAACTGAATGGATCTGTTTCAGCTGCAGCTTTTTTTCTTCTTTCAATCTCAGCAGGCGTGCCATTAATTTTAACATATTCTTCATAACATTCTCCTGTACATGCCTGAACTCTAGATGTACCTGTGTATTCTAGGTCAGGATAAATTTTAAATCCAAAAAACATTCCTATTGCGAGTGTGCATAATAATGCCTGTCCTAATTCTCTCATACTATATATCTCTCCCTTTCTTTTTTTGCTGTATAAATTGTTCCAGTCTTACGACCATAATAAGGTTCTTTTTCTATTCCCTTAGTTCCACCATCATTTGTTAATATATTCTGAAGCATAAAGAATATTGCCATAATTGCTGGTATCACTATTGCTATTAATATTACTCCGTCCATAATCCAATCCCCCAAAAACACAATAACATAAATCCAAACATACAAACTTGCACTACTGACATAATAGCAACTTGTTTCATTGGATGAACTTCTACAATCCTTTCCACCCAAGCTTCACTGGGTGAAAGATTAGCTATCTGTAATAATTTTTCCTCTTTCACTATAAACTTAAACCCTTTAATGTTGAATCATCAACGTCTTGTTTTACTCCACCAACAACATAACTACTTATCTCTGTTTCTTGTGGAGCAACCTGTACATTTCCGCCTGATATCCATTTCTCTGTCCATGGTAGTGGATTCATCTGAGGAACTGTATACGGGCAAGGTAAACCAATAGCTCTCATTCTCTTACATCCAATCCACTCTATATATTGTTTCAATATTGTTTCATTTAATCCAATCATTGAACCATTTGCAAATAAATATTCTGCCCACTGTTTTTCCTGTTCAATTACTTTTGTATATAATTTAACTGCATCCTCTTCCATCTCTTTAGATATTTTTACAAAGTCAGGATCTTCCTTTAATAAATTTTTAATCATTACTGTTGTACCAGCCAAATGTGTGTTTTCATCACGGGCAATAAATTTAATTATTTTAGCATTGCCTTCCATTTTCTTAAGTTCGGCAAATGCCCAACTGCAGGCAAAGGAAACATAAAAGCGTATTCCTTCTAGAGCATTTGCCGAAAGCAAACACATCCATAATGATTTTTTGTGATCCTTTTTATTTGTTGCTGAATTGTTATTTGCAATTAAATCATCATAGTAGTAAGCAATGTCATTACCACATTCAACAATTTCTTTTACATCTAACATCTTATCAAATACTAAACTAGGGTCAGGATATATGTTCCTAATAATATGAGTATAAGAACGAGAATGAATTGTCTCAAAAAATGACCATGTTTCAATCCAGTTTTCAATTTCGGGTAACGAACATATAGGTAAGAAAGCAATGTTCGGGGCCCTACCTTGAACAGAGTCCAGTAATATTTGCCTCTTGAGGTTAGACGTGAATATGTGTTGTTCGTGTTTCGATAGCTCATGGAAATCCTTCTTATCCTTAGACACATCAACTTCTTCTGGTCTCCAGAAAAAGCCTAGTTGTTTATCTGTAATTTTTTCTATCTGAGGATATTTAACTTGATCGTACCTTGCGATGTCAACATTATCATCAAAGAACATATTACGTTTTAAATGAGATTTTTTATTTCTTTGTAGTATACCCATACCGTTCAAATTCCTCTAATTTTTTGAGTTCTCTTTTTACTATTTTTTCGATGTCTTCCACATCAGGAAGCATGCACCAATCTTCTTCAGATTGTGCAGCTGTCGCAGTCTTCTTCGTCGACTGGGATTTCTGCTGGTCTTTCGTCAATTTGTTCATCTTTCATTTCTCCTGCACCATCAAAGGTGTTAAAATAATATAGTTGTTTTAGACCGTATTTGTAAGCTGTTACCAGATCTTTAATCATCACTGACATAGGCACTTTGTTATCTTCAAAGTGTTCTGGGTTATAGGATGTGTTTACGGATATTCCTTGGTCTATATATTTTTGTAGAATTCCACATATAGCTAGGTATCCTTCTGGTGATTCTTGCTCCCAAAGTAAATCGTATTTATTCTTCAGATGGTGATATCCTGGAACAACTTGTGCCATAACTCCATCTTTAGACTGCTTGTATGAAACCAAAGCTCTTGGAGGTTCGATCCCATTTGTACTATTACTAATTTGGGCGCTTGTTTCAGCGGGCATTAAAGCCATGAGAGTCGAGTTCCGAATGCCAGTTTCTCTAAGTTGTTTTCTTAACTTTTTCCACGGTAGACGTTCTCTTGACGCTACTAATGTATCTATCGCCTCTTTATAAGTATCGATAGGAAGTATCCCTTTAGAATATTTCGTATCATTATTATATATCACTTTTTCCTTTTCAACGGCGAGATCTGCAGAGGCTTTTATTAAATAATATGACCATGCTTCTGCATATTCATCAACTACTTTATAAGCAGATTCATCATATTTCAAACCTCTTTTCGCTAGGAAATATGCGAGGTTGATAATTCCCACCCCAAGGGGGCGTCTAGATAAAGTACCTCTTCTGGCTGCTGGTACTGGATAGTCTTGATAATCAAGAAGCTCATCAAGAGCACGTACGCTAAGATCACAGTATTTTTCAAATTCAGATGTTTCATTTATTAGTCCCCAGTTAATGGCTGAAAGAGTACACAATGATATCTCTCCATCTGTATCATCATAACTATTCAGCGGTTTTGTTGGTAAGTCGATTTCACAACAAAGATTGCTCATACGAATAGGAGCTCTTTTTGGAATGAACGCACCATGCTCATTCGCGTGATCGACATTCATTAGATATATTCTACCTGTATCTTTTCTTTCAGTTAAGAACTGTGAAAAGACTTCTAATGCAGGTAATGATTTTTTACGTATGGATGTTTTCCTCTCATACTTTTCATATAGTTCTTTAAATCTATCTTGGTCTTCAAAGAAGGCTTCATATAAACCTGGCACATCGTTTGGATCAAAGAATGTTATGTTTTCACCCTTTATTAGTCTTTCGTACATCAACTTATTGAACTGGAAAGCATAGTCCATGTGACGCACTCTCGTCTCCTCTGTGCCTTTGTTATTCTTAAGAACAACTAAATCTTCAAATTCAAAGTGCCAGACCGGCAAATAAACGGTCGCGGCTCCTCCACGTACACCTCCCTGAGAGCAGCTCTTTACAGCACTTTGAAAATATTTGAGAAAAGGTATTAGCCCTGTATGAACTACAGAACCATCTCCAATCTTTGCGCCTAACGCACGTATGGAGCCTGCACCGATACCTATTCCGGCTTTCTTACTTATATACTTAACGATGCTAGTAGAAGTAGCGTTAATAGAGTCCAAACTATCTCCGGATTCGATGAGTACACAGCTCGAAAACTGTCGAGTTGGTGTCCTAACCCCCGCCATAATCGGAGTAGGTAACGAGATATAAAATTGGGAAATAGCGTCATAATAATCTTTAACATATTTAATCCTTGTTTCTTTTGGATATCCACTAAACAAAGTTGCAGATACCATCATGTATAAAACCTGTGGAGTTTCATAGATATCTTTTGTTCTTCTATCTTGTACTAGGTATTTCCCCCTAAATTGTTCCATACCTGCATATGTAAAAGTATCATCTCTTTCATGCTTTATATAATCATTTAGTTCATTGATTTCATTTGAGTTATACTTTACTAATATAGATTTATCATATACACCTTTGTCAACATTTGTTTGGATTATATCTTCTAAATGCCAAGGTTTGTAGTCTCCATAAACTTCTTTTCTAAGCTTATAGCTAATGAGTCTTGCTGCTACAAATTGGTAATTAGGAGTGTGTTCGGATATGAGTTCCGATGCTGACTTAATTAGTAGTTCGTGGATATCATATGCTGGGATTTTATCGTACAACTGTATGTTAGATTTTAATTCGATTTCAGACATGGATACACCACTTATATCTTCGACCGCCCATTCTAAAACTTTATGGACTTTTTCTAGGTCAAAGGCTTGGGTTGATCCATTCCTCTTAGTAACATTTATTGCATTAATCCCATTCATAATAATATGTATATTATATCACAGTTATGTGATTTTGTAAACCTTTATTTTTGTATTTTTAGTCTTCTTTCGACTTCTTCTAGACGAGCTGCAACTAGTGGATATTTTTCGTGGAATTTTTTATCTTGTTTAATAAGATCAATTCCAAGTTTTTCTTCGCACCATGCATCGAGCTTGAGTAGGTGTGGATGTAGAAAAGATAAAGCTGATGTAGTTAATAGCTTTGTAATAATTGATTTAATTACTGCAAGTAAAAGACTAATCATTTTTCTTTATAGCTACACCTGCACCTTTTTCACCATTAGGCATTGTCACATTACGATAATATACTACCACTTCACCTAATTGTTTTAAGTATCTTTTTAACTCCTGCATATCTTCTGCCATGACTTTATAGTCACCAACTGAAGTTGCAACAAAAACTATATCACCATTATTTTGTCGTTTCATTTCATCTAGAAATCTGTCTAAGTATGTATATCCTTCTGGCCATTCAGGATTATCTCTTTCAGATAAATCACAGGTTTTTGGTCTCTTTAAGGATTCTGTTCCGTCTTCATTGAATCTCTTTGGTTCAAAAGGTATTGATTTTTTACATGGATTTGTAATTACGGCTTCTGATACTACGAACCATTTTGGTGCAGTCAGTTCTACAGGCCTTGGTAAATCGGGTTGCATAATATCAATTTGTATTGGTTTCGATACTGTTTCTATCTTCTTTGTACCAAGTACCGAACAACCACTAATCGCTAGTATTAGGATTGTTGATATTATAAAGTTCTTCTGTATCATCCTCTAAACCCTCCATCACTTTTTCACTTGCATCATTAAATCTATTTTCCATTAACCCAGGCTTCTTTAGTGCAAGTAAATCTAAATTATGCCTGGAGAATATCGCAA